CATCATGGTAGCCCACATTGTACCTTTAGGATCGAAATCCCAGCTTTGTGGATCAGCATTAACGTTACCTACAAGGGGGGTGTAGATTTTACGAAGAAGTCCTGTAAGATTTTCACCCCCAGCATTGAATTCAGCATCTAGACCAGCTAAGTCACGATAAGACTGAGGAGTAAAGGCTACGCCTTTGGTCTTCATCTCCTGAGTAAGATCAAAGAAACCTGACATATCATCAGGGTTTTGATTGGCAATAGCCATCACAACATCTTCAGGGACACCAGCTGCCATAAGCTGCTTACCAACCTGTAGGCTAGCATCTAGTTTGGACTTATTTCTACCCTTATACTCTTGAGCAGCAGCATAGGCCTGCTCCATTCTTTTATCAAAATACTCTTTAGCTTCATCCTTACGTTCACCAATATTCCTACCGGTGGTTTTCATAAAGCCTGTAAGAAAACTAGTTGCGGCTGACATTACTTAGCTTTCCTTTTGATAAATCCACTATTAGGTAGGGCTGCATCCTCCTCCGGGGATGGCATAGAGGGTGACGAAGGAACCTGCTCTTCTTTAGTAAGACTAGCATTGCCAAGCAACACCTGTAGGCGCTGCTTGTCCTTATCTTTCTGCTTCTGTTCCTTAGTAGGACCAACCCATTCCTTGTACTGAATACCAGCACTGTCAGCAGACTCTTTCAAGAACTGGTGGATAACAGGACTGATAAGGGTGGAGGTGTCTAAAGTATGAACACCATTCATGGTAGCCATAGTCATGATACTATCTACCATACCCTGTAGAGGAACTCCTTGTTCTAAATAGAACAGGATATCCTCCATTCTGTCGTCCTTAGTCATATTCTTAAGATGAAAAGCAATAGCCTGATTGTTGTCAGAATATAGAGGAGGCTGTTCCCACGGGCTATTACCGGGTTCTGTAGTGAGGGACTGCCCCGGAATTGGGGCACTAAAATTACCCACCTGTGATGCTCCTTACATAATTCTGTGTTTCTTGATACGGAGGCACACCCCCATACTTCCTTACAGCACCTGGACCAGCGTTATAAGCAGCTAGTGCTAGTCTCCAATCTCCGAAAGTATCAAACTGTTCTCTCAAGTACCTAGCTCCACCTTTAAGGTTCTGAGCAGGGTCACGAGGATCAACACCTAGATATTCGGCAGTGCCGGGCATAAGCTGAGTTAATCCATAAGCTCCAGCTGACGAAGTAACTCCAGCTTTCCAACCACTCTCCTGTCTAATTAAACGGAAGAAAAGGTCTTCAGGGATGTTAGCTTCTTGAGCAGCTGTTCTAGCTAGGCTAGTCCACTCTGTCTCACTACCATCATAGCCGGGGAGACTAAACTCCCCTGCCATATCTGTGCCATCAAACATGCTGGTGGCAGCTTCAGTAAGGCTAGGCTTCTTCTCTTTAGGTTCTACTTCAGCTTCCTCTTTCTCAACAGGAACAGCTGCGGCTTCTGCTAAGGTCTTTGACTTTTGGGTAGCCTCTGCCTTAGCTACTGAGGCTTCCCTTTTTTTTCGGAAATCTTCACCACCCTGCTTAATAACTGTCATCCACTCCGTTAGCATAGCCATTGGATCATCTGGATTAGCGACAGCGGGTTTAGTAGGCCTACTGATCATTCCTTTAGTAGAGCCTACGCCTGAAAGGCCTGGTTCTTCTGGGCTTATCTGTGAGATATAATCTTCTAATAGTTCTTTATACATTATGAAAACAACCCATCAAACATCTCACCAATCATACCACCAGCAGCTTCCCACAGAGCACCTCTGTTCTGTTGATCCAGCAGGTCCTGATCTAACTCAACACCCATCTTGGCAAGTAGTATCTCGTGAGCCCTCTGTTGCATATTCTCACCAGCGGTGAAAGCATAAGCCATCAAGTCTCTTTCCTGCTGCCACATGTTGTTGAAAGCAGCCATAGTCATCCCAGTAGCAGCCTGAGCATTAATTCTATTTGCTTCATTCTGATTGGCATTATTAACTGTAGCAATCTGTCTACGCCATTCAGCATTAGACTGATCAATTACCAATCTGTTCTGAGCATTGAACTTCTTAACGTCAGCTTTAACCTGAGTGTTAAACTGTCTCATAGCATTGGTCTGCTGAGTGTTGAACCTAGAGGTTGTATTAACTTCCCCTACGTTAAACGTCTCCATTGCATTCTTCTGAGCAGCATTGAAGGTAGCTACTTGAGTCTTAAGATTAGCAAAGAACTGATCTGTCTGATTTTGGCTAGAAGCATTAAACTGTCTAGTGGCATTCTCAGCTGCCTGATCAGTGAAGAGGCTCTGAATAATAGCCTGAGACTTAAAGATTTCAGTCTGCTGTCTGTTATTTAGATTAGCCATATCCATCTGTAGGAAGGCTTGAGCATTTACGAGACGAGCTTGCTGTCTGTTATTCAGATTCTGCATCTCAAACTGTGAGAATGTAGCAGCATCCGTTACTGCAATAGAGATAGCACTCTCCATAGCAGCCTGAGTAATAGCAGCGCCTGCCATACTAGAGCTACCTAAACCTCTAGAGGCCATAGCAGTGTTAGCCATTCTCATAGCACCAGCAGCCCAAGCAGGGGTCTCACCACCTTCAAACTGCTGCATTAAACCCTCTAGCTGTCCTTGGACAGTGGCTTTAGCAGAGGGAAGGGCTTGTGCAGCTGTCACCTGAGCATCCTCACTCACGGTGCCCTGAGCAGCCTGCATGTTCTCAGTAGCGTCTTTAACCTTATCAGCACCCAACTCTGTATCTACAGTATGGGCTTCAGTGGCATTAGGATCAGCAGCTGTACTAACTTGACCCTGAGCAGTGGAGTCTACAGTGTCAAGCTTAGCCTGAGGTATATTCTTTACCTGACCACTGTCTTTATCAATAAGCTGCTTATCTTTAACTTCCATCTTATCGACTTCAGTCTTAGTAATCATACCCATTGGGTTATTAACAGCAGCCTTAGTAGGCTGAGTTAGATCACCAGTCCAAGCGGGCTGTCCCGGCTTATCAGCTATAGGACCAGCTAAGATTTTCTTCTCAGCCTTATCGTGCTCTTTCCTAGTATCTTTAGCCTGATCATCTCGTTTAGGACCTGGTTTCTGACCATCCTTCTTACGAGAACGTTGATCATAATTACTCTTCTTCCCAATAGACCCACCCTTAGCATAACCGGGAATGGTTGTTCCTACGGAGATACGAGAATCATCAAGGCCTATGTTTGTAAGAGCAGCTGGATACATCTCCTTCGTTACTGTAGGCTTAGGAGGAGCTACCACACCACTATTCTTAGTAGGAGGCAACACCTGTGGCTGCATAGGCATAGCAGGCTGTCCAGCCCTTATAGGCTGGCTGATAGGAGCAGACTGATCATTAGGCTGGGAGTCAGTAGGAGAGCCCATAGGAGCCTGCTGTGAGCCGGGAGGAGGGCTTCCCGGAGGAACCACCCTACCACCTTGAGTAAACAGCTGGTTGTCAGGAGGAGCAGGCCCTAGAGGCATAGTAGGAGCAGGCATAGACGGGCTAATGCCCGCCCCCTGTTCCACATGTCCCTGAGCCTTGCTAACAAAACGATCATATCTAGAGGCTTGCTTAGGATCAGCCTGCAAATAACCATCAAAACCGGCTATATCCCCGTTGTACCCCATCTTCTGGGCTACCATCTGTCTTTGATTGGGGTTAAAACCTCTAAACTTTCTCATTTATTTATCCTTAGACAGGGTTCTCTTCAATAGTTGATCTCTTAACAGGTTCAAAGGGAACCTCTATCTCTATAGGCTTTCGTGTAGGCTTAGATACCTTAGCTGTTAACTTCTTAACAGGGCCTCTAGTTTTAGTATCCTTCATCTGACTACCAGTGACGGTTACGTCAGGACCATCTGATGGAACCTTAACCTCAACAGTATCAGCCTTAACGACATCACTATTAGGAACCTGCCACACCATACGGGCAAAGACAACAGTCATAAGGAAGAATACGATAGCATCCTTAATCTGTACAGGATCAGGCATTTCACCTAATCCAAAATAAGCCATTATTGCAGCAACTAGTGTACCTAATGGTAGGACAAGAGGGCCTAAAGCCACTATTGACTTCTCACTACCAGTAAAGTCAAAAAACTTATTCATTAACAATCTTCCTTTAAAATTTTCTTGAGGTCAGCAACGAACTTATTAACAAGCTCTTCAATTCTCTTATCCTCTGGTTTAATTACATCGTCAGGAATAAGGAATAATGCTTTCTCAGCAGTACGTCTATTAACCAACCCCTTGACTACTACTAGCTTACCACCTACTCTGGCTTTATTCCACCAAGTAAGGGCATCAACAGCACCTTCATAATCACAAGAGTTAATCCTCTTTAAGGCTGTAGAATGAGCAAAACCAAATGGTCCAATGTTGAAACATAAGCTAACTAAAGCATTAAACTGATTTTGATTAAGGGGGACTTTCACTAGATTGTTTACAGTATCTACAGCCCAAGCAATATCTTCATCAAGAAGGGCTTTAGATTGTTCAGGGGTAATTCTCATACCCGCTTTTACACCTTTAGTATGTCCTATACCAATAGTCCATATTCCAGCTACATCTCGATAAGCTAAAAGCCTTTCCCCCTCCCATCTTTTAAGGAATTCATATCCTGTAAAATTCATACTAATTTCTTTCGTTGTTTGAAGGTCTAGGTTCTAACTCAACCTCTTCAATAGTTCTTACACGAAATGGCATACGAGGAGAGTAAATAGTAGCAGCATTTTGACAGGAGGGGAATGGTCCAAACTCTAACCAAGCTGTAGCATCACCATCCTTAACCCCCTCATCAGCAGGGATACGAGCAGTGAATCTTCTATGAAGTATCTGACCATCACTAACAGGACTAGTAAGTCCTCTTCCATTTACATCTACAACAGAGAGGTCTTCAAAAGTGTGAATGATGTTATTACCATTTCTAAAAGCAGCAATTATAAAAGGTCTACCACAGTTTCTTAGCTGGATATAACTGATATCAAACACAACCAGTTGCCCTGGACCGCCATCACTAATTTCGTTACCATCTACTGTGAAGGTCATAACAGGGGCAGCAGAGTAATTCTCACCAGTTTCAAGGGTTAGAACTTTCTCCAACACTTCAGCCAAGACTTTATTATTATCATCTAATTCCTGAGATAGTCTTTCAGTCCCGGCCATTTTAGCAATTCTATTAGTTATGTAGGGGTGTTCAGACATGAACAACACACCTGTCCAAATAAGCCCAAGAGCAGCGACAATCTGAATAATAGCTTGTCCTCTTTTAGCTAGGGCTTGAATGTCCATTAAACTGTCCTAACAAATAAGGTTGATTCATTCTGTATTGCCCTACCTAAACACATCCAACTACCAGCGGGAGTTCCTGATGAGTTATTTTCACTACCTGAGTAACGAAGATTACTACCAGAAGCTATTTCACCAGCTGCTAGGGTTTGGCTATCTAAGTTCTTTAAGAAGGCATATGTACCCACAGCACCCAGAGATTGTGCAGCTGCTGTCAGGGTTCTTAACCAAGCAGTAGCTGTAGTGGGGAGCCTAGCTTCAGCGATAGTGTTTGTTAAATAGGTAGCATCTACAGCTGTAATTGGGATAGTAATATTGGCACTACCATTAAATGAAGTGGCTGTACCTGTAGCACCTGTGCCTATAGCAATAGTACGAGCAGTGGTGAGGGTAGCAGCTGAGGTTGCTGTAGAAGCATTACCCACTACAGCGCCAGTGATGTTACCAGCAACAGTCAGGGCACCAGTGATGGAAACAGTTCCATCAGATGCAATTCCCATTCTCTCGTTACCAGCTGTAGCGAATTTGATAGTGTCAGAGGCACTACGATACATACCTGTGTTGCTATCTCCATCCCACGTAAAGTGTGGAGCAGAGGCTATAGCTACAGCAGAAGGGCCAATAAACCCAGCTCCAGAAGAAGAGGTAGCTCTAATAGCTGCTGATCTAACAGTTCCTGCAAAGTAGCCATCTTTATATCGTATAACATCTGTAGCTAAATCATAGAAATTATCTACCTTAGGTCTTAAGGTAGAAGCAGAGGCTACAAACTCTTGAGCTGGACCTAATACAGTGATAGGAGCCCCCTCAGCGGTGGTACCATCGTGTTTATGACCAGTGGAGGAGTGGAACGCAGCTGTAATAGCGTTGAATTCAGAGTCTAAGACATCGGCATCCACGACCTCGCCATTGTCAATATCATTACCAGTGTCGGCTCTAACATAACCGGTCATAGTTACCTTCTCTCATTAGTTGAAAATTCTAAAATAGCGTGAGTAAGAATAAATGAAGGGTTTGTATCCTCACCCTCATACCTTAAAGCTACGACAAATCCACTTCCTACAGTTTGGCTAACAAAAGTATCTGCTACAGCACTACCATAAACAGATGTTCCGTAGATAGCAGTTCCATATATAGCTGTAGTTGTGCTACTCTCTAATTCAAAAGCAGGGGGTTGAATAGTTCCGGGTGGATTATAGTTGAACTTAATACGACAAGTAAGGTTAAACTGACCACCGCTTTTTAGATATAAGCTGTGCTTATACATAGTCTTTCTAATTCTAGGATCATTAATAGGCATGTAGGGGGTTTCAAAGGAGTACTTAATATTTGCTCCATCAAAACTATTACCACTCTCCATCCTATAAACATATCCATCATCAGAGGTAAAGAGAATGATTTCTCTATCTCTAAATTGTCTGCTGTGGGAGGCGTAAGCCTTGATCCCCTGAGTTTGAGCCCAAGCAATATTTGTAACAGACTGTTCACTAAACTTGGTAGAGATAAAACCTTTACTTAAACTCTTAGAGGTAGTAGGGACATAGGTAAAGAGTCTATATTGGTTCTTAGACCTAATTACCAAGCTAGTGTAGTTACAGTTGAGGTTAATGATATTCAGAATCTCATCTTGAATATTAGCAGAAGCTCTATCTAACCCAAAGTCCTCGTTTCTTTCAGTAGCACTAAGCCACCTAACACCATCAGGTCCAAGATACATGATGTCACCACCAACCTCCTGAACCGTGTACTGACACAAGCAACCTGTGTTATTGGTAATAGGCTGTAGAACAAAGTCTTCAGACGTATTTCCAGAAAGCCTCTTAATACTGTTCACAGTGAAGATGATAAGCTGTTCACGAAAGACGATTAAGCCTGTGATATCACCACCAACATTAATCTCTCCAGCACCCTCTCCTGTATCATAATCGTTAGATGTATAAGGAGCAGTGAAGGTAAGAAGGTTGTCCTTAGCAAAGAATATATGGTTCTTAAAAACTCTTACTATTGTAGCCCCTGTGACATCAGCTGGTGCAGAGGTATCAAAAGTCATACTATCGTCAGCTGTATTATATACTACAGGATCATCAAACCCATCTACAATAATAACTCTCTCATCACCATCCCAGTTGTAGAAATCAAAGCTAATTCT